ATGGAAAATAAATATAACCATTATGAAGAATTAGGTGATTTCTTAGCAGGAACATTTCACCAAGATATTGAATCACCTGAGGAAGCTCTTAATGAATTTATAATGGAAGTTACTAAAATATGTATCGAAAATACCAAAAATGATATACTTTTGTTTTTAAACAGTAATCTAACTGATAGTGAAAAAGAGGAATTTATTAAATATAATGCTTACATTTATTTCCCTGCATTAAACTTAACAGCTATAGAATGGTTACAGCAGACCCTTGAAATACTAAAAGAAGCTATAAAAAGTAAAGAATAAAAACTAAACAAAGCCGACTCAGCTTGATATGAGTCGGCTTTACTATTACTTCACACTCACATACGCATCACTAGCCGTAATGTAGTACTTATGCCCCTTCGAATTATAAACACGATACTGCGGATACCCATTGACATTTACCTTTGCGTCGATTGTAAATCCTACTCCTGCATCTAAAGTACCAGCAACATCTTTATCCTGCCAAGATGGAGAATCATAGAAACGTAGGTTATTAACTTTAGAAACAACACGTTTGCCTTCCACAGATAAAGATTCTTCTTTATAGCGAATGTATGATGTATCGTTATAAATCCACTGATTTCCTCCAAGGTTTAACCAGTTTCCTACTTTACCCCAAACTTTATATGATTCACCTTTTTGTAGCTTGCGGATGACATTATTGCTTGTGGATGGTCCAGACCGAAGGTTTACATTTTGACCATCAATATAAGCCACATCACTTGCTTCTGTTACACTTCCAGATGGTTCTTGTGGTTTTGGTTTAACCGATACAGAATCACCATTATATGCCTTTAAAACATCGTTTCTAAATTGGGATTCTGATACACCATGACTCTTTAGATATTGTATTGGGTCTTCATGATCTGTACCACCTAATTTGTAAGTAATATCTTTATGAGTCCATAGCCCAACACTTGGATGGATATTTCTATCTTTTAATATTTCTGCAAGCAACTTTACATATCTTTCATACGATTTTTTGAATTTAATAGAGTCACTAGTTTCAGATAGCTCTACATGTACAAATCTAGCATTTGCCGCTGGACCTGCACCCCATGCACGATATTTAGTAGATGCAATCTGAATGTTTTCATCCCAATCCGTTGCATAATGCACAAAAGCATTTCTCCATGTTCTAGCTTCATAATTTCTAATATTGATAGCAGGTGCTTCTGGTGTCGCTGTGGAATGCGCTACTACCCCCTCATATGCACCGACACCATATCTATATCCTTGCTTTGGTAAATCTGGAATAATCATTTCTCTATCTGCAAAAACACTTCCTACAGATGTTAATAAAATAATAGAAGCCGTTGCAACTGAACTTAATACTTTAATAGATTTTTTCATTTTACATCACCATTCCCCATAATTTTTTGTTTGATATCTGATACATCATTTGCTAATGAACTAAAGGCTTTTGCTTGTTCTTCAATTACACCCTGGTTCTTTTCAATGACCTTTTGATATTGCTCTTCACGCTGTTCATTCTTTTTTTGCGTAGTAAAAAGCATCCACACGAATAATGCTGCGAATGCTCCCTGTTGCATCATTGAATTGAAAATTGCATCTTCCATTGTTCTCATCCCCTTTGCAAAATAAAAAGAGCAGCGAAATCGCTCCTCTTTGTTATAAAAACCGTATTTTATTCAAAATTAAAAACAACTCATGGATGCCCTACTTATTTAAACGTATTTAGTTAATATTGATCTGCTGATAATGCTTTTTCTATCATTCTATTTTCTACTTCTTTAACATGTTCAATTGTTACTTCATCAGAAGCCCCTGGTCTCTTTCCAGTTAGCTTTACATAATCTTCGGCACAGATAAGACTTACTTTACCGAAAAGCTCAATCTCGTAAACTCTGCCGCCCTTATTACATAAATCACATGCAGTAGCAATCCGCATATTCAACGTGCCATCAGGAAGTCCCCAAACTTCAACTTTTGTATCTTCCTTGATACCGCAAAATTCTAGCATATCGTTTGGAATGCTAACGGTGACTTGATTTTCACCTTTCTTCAAATCAACTACTCTACCTAAGAATGGTGACTGTTCATTAGGTGGCATTGGACGCATAAATTTGTCTGGATTCATACTCATCTCCCTCTCTATGTTCTAGAAGTCATATTTGTGAAATCAACATAATTCCATCTACCATCATGGAAATACCACCCTAAACCTAAGCTACCATTTGTATAATGAATAGAACCTGCATTAGCACCAAAGTATCCACCACATACGTTAATCCCATTACATTCAATTGATTGTGTCGTTGCAACAGGATCTTTTGATTCAATTCGGAATCTATTCTCATTGTTGTAAAGATGACCAATGTAACTTCTACGTTCTCCACCGCCACGGGGATAAAAACTGAGTCCCGCACGATCAGTCCCAACGAGTGCCATCATTTCACCATTGCTTACGATTTCAAGTGGCGCATTCATATAGTTCCATCCGTTCACATGATTGTACCGAATTGTATTATCTCTTGTACCAAGTGCAATTGTAGAAAAAGGCAGTGTTCCGTTTACGAGTTCTCCATGTGTTGTATCCCAGTTATAAACGGAAGGAACGTCACCTTCCACCAACTGAACACCTGATACAGCAATTGCTTGCATATTATTTAAGAGCCCCTCGCCAAATAAATCAATATAAACATAACCATTTCCTTCTACATAGTTACTCGGCACAGTGAAGGTTAAAGCGTATCTTACTATTTTCCCAGTTTGAATGCTTGGTGCATCGTAAGTTTTTGATGCTCGTCCAAGCTCCACGGGAGTGTCACCGTTATATTTACCGAAAACCGCTCTCATGATTGGCTTGTTTGTAATGTTTACACGATTATCATTGGTAGTTGCTCTGAAATGAGCCGACAATGTGTATTTCTTACCTGGTTTTACACCATCAAATAATGTAAAACGAATCCAATTTGACAAATCTATCCGCAACGGATTAACCATTGGCTCATAATTGTTAACCACTGGTTTCTCAATATATGGATTAGACATAATTGTCCATGTAGGACTGTATTCAATCTTCAAAAAATAATTATTAAAATTCTTAAAAGAAATGTGTGAAAAGTCATGATCTGGAATGAGATTCTTCCTTGGTGTTACTGAAAATTTCTGCCCACGCTCATCTTCAAAAAAGAAGTCAGCCATTTTTGCTGTAATACCATTCTTATCGATCGTAACTTTCCCATTTTCGATTTTAATTACATCTGCATTAATACCTGTTGCAGTGAGCCATTTTACAATGGTATCAGCGTTAATCTGCAACTTAGCAACATTAATTTGAATCTTTTCAGCTGTTTGGTTAATAGCCGAGATAATATCGCCTTTTTGGACGGTACTAGTAATCGCTTTTTCAGTTACCTCAATACGTCCCTCTTGTTTTTCTACATACGCTTTATCCGCATATCTTCCGTCAGCCTGTTGTTTTGTATATACTTCGGTTTTTACTGCAGCAAGTTTAATTCCCTCCGTATTGGCGGAAATAAGGCGCTCTAATTCAGTTGTTTTCTGGTTGTAATCTAGTGTAGCTACTTTATTGGAAATATCTTCAATCATTTTATCAACATTAGTTTGATCTTTTGGATGCAACCAAAATTCTGTAGCTACTTTACCACGCTGCAGCATAGGCATGCAGAACCAAGCTCTACCATTTCTTTGTACGTATGGTCGAAACCTTACAAATCCAGTTCCTGCCGGAGCTTTAGCTGTACAAATAGCTCTGACCCAAGTATTGTTAATGATTTGAACTCTTTCTCTAGCAGTTGAAATTCGGGTTGTTTTATTTGATTGCCAAAATTCCAACTCGATAAATACACCATTATCAATTGGAACTTTTCCATCAGTGTTAAAGTAAGCAGAAGTAACAATATCTTCATTAGGAGAACAATCTATAAATTGACTAAAAGCACCCCACCATACATCCTGGGTTTGTCCTGTAGTGTTCATAGAAAACGAATTGTATCCTTTATACTTTAGGTTAGAATCTATAGAGTGCCCAGTAGCCCACCCCCAGTATCTATTTCCTTGAGTAAAACCAGCGTCACGAATCTCATTAATAGATCCAAGACCGCCAACATAATTCTCAACATCTTTCATTTTCACAGCCATCTCAAGTGCATCAGAATGTTGTTTGATTGTAGATTGAGCATCAGAAATCTGTTTACCTTGTGCCGTTTGTGTTTCTTGTAACTTGCCAACGTTTTGAGAAACACCTTCAGCCGTTTTCTCTACTGCTGTTACACGCTTATCAAATCCATTTTGATTATTTTCAACTTTTGTTACTGTTTCTTTGATTCCATTTACACTTTTTTCAATCTCGGTTGTTTTCTTGGTGAAGTCATCGGTTGTTACTTGGTTTTCTGGAGCTGGTGTCCAATCCTGTGGTTTGTTCCCTTTATATAAAGCGACCCATTCTACAACAGCTTTTGTAGTATTACTTGGAAAGTTATATAAACTTAACTTCCGTTCATTTCCACTTGTAGCCGCAACAGCTTTGAAAGTTACATAAGTTATTCCATTAGCGTAAAGACTTGTTGCATATCCAACATTGTTAGAACCGCCATTCTGCCAAATTCCAAATTTTTGACCTTGTAGGACACTTCCTTTAATTACAAAGGTATATTCCTCACCTGTAGAGAAATTTTCAGTCGCATTGTATTGATTGATTAAATAATCCGTTTTTTCATATTTAACATTTGAATCTAATAGAAGGTTACGTCCTCCTGCTTTATCGTTATCAACCTTCTTTTCTACGCTCTCTAATTTCTCACTGATCTTCCCAGCTTTCTCTGTAATTTCAGTTGTGGTTTTCTTTAGATCATTTGTTGTTTGCTGCACCTCAGAGATTATTTTTTTTGTGCCTTCAGAAGTCTCTACTACTGTATTTAATTTTTCAGTGATTTCACCGTCTTTTTTTGTTAACGATGCAATAGATTTAGTAAAACCTTCGTTGGTTTGTTTCATTTCAGAGACAGTTTTATTAATTTCACCTTGAGAGTTTTGTACATTTTTAATTGTTAGAGAAACCTCTTGGAGATTTTCTTTCACTTGCTTGAATTGTCCAGAAGTTTCGTTTTGAGCTTCTTCCACTTTCTTATTTAATTCTTCTTTTGTGGACTGAATATCCTTATTGACCTGTTCCCATGTTTCTTTCTTAACGGATTCCACATCAGGAACAACAGGATCCCATTTACCATCCTTCCACAATTTCAGAATACCAGGCTTACCTTTGCTGATATCTTGCCACAACGTTTTTCTATCCTTTAAGTTTTCTGTTGGTGGATTTACGCCTTCAATAATATCAACGGTATTATTCTTCAAGTTTTCAGCCACTTGTTCAGCAATTTTCTTTGCTGCTTCCGACTCTTTTCGAATGACTTCTGTTTCTTTTACGTTTTCTTGAAGTTTCTTATCTAGCATATCTAGTAATTCTTTAGACGCTTTATTTGATAAGCTACCCATGATTTGTGCATATAACCTATCGATCAGGCTTCGTGTATCTTTGATTTCACGATAATTACCAAAGATATATTTATCTTTCGATGGATCGGTGTCGCATTCATCCGCTGCTATTAACCTAGCTTCTAAGAAAAGTGGTGGACTAAACCCTGTATCTTTTATTCGTACCGTATCTCCTTTACGAACCGATTCATGAGATAAACCAAACACTTTTTCAAGCGCTACTGCACTTACTTCATATGAAGTGGAACTATCAATTCGCTTCTTTAATTCTGCTTCGGTTAACTGTTTGAGTCGTTGCTTCGTCATATCTTGATCTTCTGTTTGCGGTGAATAAATATCGAATAAATGCTTGCCATCTTTTGACCAACGTTGTAAGGCATCATTATTTCCTACATAAAGTTTGCCATTGTTTATTTCTTCAAATGTGAGAAATTCACCAGTTTCACTATTTTGTGGACCAACACCTACAAGAGCGGTTACTACATCTTGACTATTCTCAATACGCCGGATGCCTTGTACATCCTTTCCTAACAAGAATTCTTTTCCGTTGTCACGTCCTACTTTTTTTATTAAATCTATATACCGACCGACAATAAAAGATCCCATTATTTCTGTTCTAAAACGAATCTCAAGTTCAAACGTAGATGCGATTTGTTTTAAGAGATCAAGCGGATTTGTAAAATCTTTAATATGAATGGTACGTATACCAACAAACTCAGTAATCCCACGTTTCCATTCTGTACCTTGTAAAGCAAAGTCTGTAGATTCGTTGACTGTAGTAGCTTGTAAGGTTTGTGGTTTAATTACGGTCGCTTTCTTTAGCTTTGTATGTTCACCAAGTGCATAAATCTTCTTTGGACGACCTGTTGAATCTTGCTCTACTTCTGTAATAATGTATGAAACAAAAGTACCGTCACGAGTTTGTTTAACGACAAGGTTCTGTTGTATAAGTGATGCCGCTATCTTTGTACCATCAGCTGTTGTGAACTCAAATTTATCTTTGTTATCTTTAAGCTCCCATTGGCGTAAATCATCCCAATAATCCTGTTCTTTGATAACACCTATGATTTGTTCTGTTTTAAAATCCACAATGTGTAATAGATTATTTGCTTTACTCATCTGTAACGCTCCCTATACGTGACATCTACTTGTCCAATGTTGTTTGGAGATATTTCGATTTCATTCTTTCCTTTTTCAATACGTATATAGTCACTCATAAAATCCTTTATATTTATCGCATCTGCTCCGTTAATACGAATACTTGCATCCGATGAATCAACTTCTACAAGATCTCCTTTTTGAACAATATAAGGTATTTGACGCTCTGTATTGCTATTTACTTTTTGCACTTTAATATCGTGCACGGCTGCAATTAATGATGGTGCATCATTAAACGAGCATATATGAACAACAATTTGAGCTACCTTTTTCATAAAGCTATTGCCCGTATCCCACCATTGGGCAAATTTTTCTGTATGGTAATTTCCTTTTTCATCGATTAAAGCAATATCACCTTGCCAATAATTTCCCACTCGTGCAATGTGTAGACGTCCATAAAAATCATTCCATGTTGTACGATAATAACCGGTTTCTGCTATAATCAGATGGTTGTAGTCACCGTTTCCCGCCATAATTTCACCAAAATTCTCGCTAGAATTTCTATATGCATCAAACATACCTACTTTTCCGACTACAACGCTGTTTTCATCTAATAAATAAAGTTCGACACGTCCCATAGTTGCAGGGTTTAAGTTTCGACATTCAACTATTGCATCAAGTGTGAAATCTTGTAGCGGCCCACCTGTAATGCTTTTTTTCACTGCTGGACCATGCCAGAATTGACCTTGCCCATAATCAGATGGCATGATACGTGCGCCATCCGCTATCATTTTCCCTGCTACGATTCCATAATCTGAAACAAAATCTTTTCCCACTTCCGTCCAACCCACTAGAGAATTCGCTTTATCATGCATAACCAATTCATACCGACTTATTGGCGTTTCATCTATCTTAACTGGATATCCTATACGAAAATGTTGATTTCCATTTTTATTTATAATATCGATGAATGTGGAAGGATTCTCTACCTGTATCTTGAATTTTGGTTCTGAAAATACACTTCCCTCATTCAAAGCATCCATTTTAATAATATTATTTGATTCTAGCTTTGCTTTTGCGTTTCGAATCGGTCCTAATTTGTAAGGCATTGGACAAATAAATTTAAGCGTTCCTATTCCAAGTGTTACAAATTCATCTGGATCAAAGCTATCATCCACAATTGCTACATAGGTTCTATTTGGTTCTACATCAAAAATAAGTTCTGTTGGTTGCTCTGTTATTAGCCAGCTTGCAATTTCTTCTTTCAGCTTTTCTAAGTTAGATCCATCAGGCACTATAATTCCTACCGGAATAGATAAAACGCGCATTTCTGTTTGTGTGTTTAACAATCTTGCGCCTGGATATCCTGGAACGTTTAGAAAATTTCGTTTCAATGGTGCCCAAGTAGGTCTTTTCCATCCTTTCGCAATTTGAATAAAGCCTTTACGTGTTTTGTTAAATGTAAAAGAACTCATATTGACACCTCATTTCTTTATAAAATAAAGAAACCCAAACCTAAAAGGCTGAGTCTCTTTGTTTTTCTCTTTCTTGGTACTCGGTTGTATATCGATACGTACCACGCGCCACATCTCGCCCCTCTATAACAACAGGAACTTCAACAACCAAATCACCACCAAGCACCGGAATTGCTCCGTCACCAGATGATCCAAAGGAGTTATTAAATACTTGATTTGATACACTACTTGTCATAGCCTGTTTGCTATTTGACATACTTCCATACACACCACTCATAACAGACTTTAAACCCGATAATTGGCTCATAGAACTAGCCATCATACGACTCATATCACCCATTAATTGATTCATAGTCCCAGTAATACCGAGTGATTTTTCTTTCGATGATAAAGGTGTAACTGTGATTGAATTACCCCTCTTCGTAAATAACTCTGGTCCGGCTTCTCCTGTGATAAATGAACCATCACCTACAGGTTTTCCACCTTTAGCAAGCATCGGTACATGAGGAATAGTTGGTGCACTAACACCTGGTATATTGTTTAATAATTCTGCTGGTGTATTAAAACCGTCTATGAACTTATTTATGATACGAATAATTCCATTGATAGCTGTTCGAATACCAATTTTAATACCATCCCAAACACCTAATACTGCGGACTTCATGCCTTCAAAAGCTCCACTAACAGCACTTGTTACCCAACGAACAGGAGTCATAATTGCATCTTTCAGTCCATTCCATACAGAAGATGCGGTTGACTTTATACCTTCCCAAATGTTTGAGAGTGTTGATTTAATACCATTCCAAATACTACTACTTGTACTACTAATCATATTCCATATAGTTGAAATAGCTTCTTTGATGTTATTAAATACAGAACTGGCTGTGGAAACAATTGAATTCCATAAACTAGAAAGGAAACCTTTAATCGTATTCCATACAGCGCTAGTAGTGGAACTAATCGTATTCCAGGCATTCACAATCCAGTTTTTTATTGCATCAAAAATTGGTGTTACGATAGCGACTAATCCATTCCAGCATGCTTGTAAGAAATTCTTCAATGTATTCCACACCGTCATTGTGGTGGAACTAATAACATCCCATACATTCACAATCCAATTTCTAAGTGTTTCAAAGACAGCTGTCGCAATCGAAACAATGCCATTCCAACAAGCTTGAAGAAAAGCAACTATAGCATTCCACACTGTTGTTGCAGCTAAACTAATAGCATCCCACACAGAAACAATAAAACTCTTTATTGATTCAAATATTGGAGTAGCAAAGTATAAAATAGCTGTCCAAACCGCCTGTAAGTATTGCGTAATGAAATTCCATACCGTTTGAATAACTGTGGAAATACCATTCCAAATCATAGAGAAGAAATCAGCAATGCCTTGTAAAATAGGAGTTAGAAAGGCAACTAATCCATTCCAGGTACTAATGAAAAACTCACTAATCGCTGTCCACACTTCGGAAGTGGTTTGGCTGATACTATTCCAAACTTCTGATAATGTTTCAACTACCCCATCCCAAATACCGGTCAAATACTCAACAATTGAATTCCATGTTTCCGTAGTAATTTCAACAATCGAATTCCATGTTTCAGATAAGGACTCCGTTATCCCATTCCATAGTTCTACTAAAAACTCTTTAATTGAATTCCATACAGAAGCTGTAGATTCACTAATACTTTCCCATGTTTCTGTTGCCCATTGGGATATGCCGTCCCAAATTCCTGTTAGAAATTCTGTAATTGAATTCCATACCTCCATGGTCCATTTTTTGATATCGTCCCAATTTTTATAAATCGCAATGCCTAGAGCTGCTATAACCCCTATAATAATAGGAATTGCAGCAACAAGCGTGGCGGCTATTCCTGCTCCGATACCAAACAAGCTCATGACCGCCACGACTATAGGAGCAAGCGCCATAATCGCACCAGAAATAACCCCGATAGCTACTGCAATTGCTGCTAATGTTGCTGCTAATTCCGGATTGTCAGAAACCCATTCTGCAAATTTAGAAACAAGATCTGCTACCACTAATAAAACTGGTTCAAGAGCCATCTTTAAATCTTCCATAGCTTTTTGAAATTTAACAGCTGGACTTGCATCTATTTTAGAAGTTGCTCCATGTAAATCTTCTACACCTTTTTTCAAATCAACTTGCTTACCTTCTGCCTTTAGAATCGTATTAATAATTTTCTTTCCTTGGTCTTCCCAAAGGGTTCCGAACATCTTCGTGCCAAGCGCATTTCTGTCTGTCGCATTTTCAACACCAGCTAAAGCCTTAGTTGCTTCAAGCATCGCTTTTTGTCCATTTTCACCACCGCCAGCAATTGCTTGTCCCCATTTTTCAAACTGATCGGCTGAAATCTTTGTTTTATCTAAAACCGCTTGCATGGACTTATCTACACCAGCACCAAACTCAGCCATTTTGATACGACCTTCTTTAACACCCGATATGTTCAACAGGATTCGCAACATCCTGTCAGTTCTCTTATGAACTTCTGTATATCACTATACAGACCAGACTATATCATCATCTTTATATAAGATGCTCCCCATTTCGGATGTCATTGGCTTACACCCTACGTCTTTCGACTAGTCGTTACACACTTCCTATTTATTGGCTTGGCTCGGTATTGTCTCTTATGTGAGAGTTTCACCGAATTAGAGGAGTTTGCTATGAATGTCTCCACTCATAGGGACAATTTTTTATCCAATAGGTTGTCTATATTCCAACTTTTCGTGTCTACACCTGCTGACATAATTCCTTGAACTTCTTTAGCTGTAAAACCAGCTTGAACCATTTGGTCACCATATTCAGCAATAATGTCTAATTGTTCTGGTGGAAAACCTGTTTTTAATAAAGTATTAACTAATCCTAAAGCCTCTTCATTAGTAATCCCTAATGTTGCACCAATCTCATTCGCTTCCTGTATAAGCTCATTAAAATCAATCCCTGCATAACTTGAAGCTATAGTTGCCGCTCCTTTAACTACAGCCGCATTCGTTTCATCAGAAGCATCCTTATTCAATGCCCACTGTTTTCGAACACCCTCTAAGGCTTCTTCTGCATCCACACCATAAGTAGTTACACCCCTTACAGCTTCTTCTACTGATTTTTTCGAAGACTCCGGAACATCAAAAGTGATATCAATCTTTGTTTTTAATTTAGACATGTCCATTGCTTGCTCAACTGCACTTGCAATACCGCCACCGGCTGCTATACCACCTATGACATTTTCTAACCCTACTTGTAATCCTTCAAACTTTTCCTCTGTCCTTCTAGCTTCTTGTTGTAAATCTTTTAACTCATTTCGTACTTGTTGTATGGAGTTTCCAGCATCCACAGAGCGAAGCGCACGTTGTAATTTTTCAATATCTGTTTCTGCTCCTAAAGCTTCACGACCAATAAGACCAATTGCCTGTTCTAACTGGCGACTTGTAGCCGATCCACTTTTAATTGCATTTACAAGACGATTACCTAATGCTCCTGCAAAGTCATCAACGCTTTTTCCTGTAGCACTAAATAAGGTTTCTAATTGCCTAGTGGAGCTTGCTACACTTTCTTGCTCAGCTTTCATGTTTCCAAGCTTATTTTTCAACCCATCAAGTGAGCCTTGTGTAAATTCAATTTCACGCCTAAACGCACGATATTGTTCTTCAGAAATTTTACCGTTTTGAAATTGAGCTTGGACTTGTTGTTCCGCCGCCTTCAATTTATCTAACTTTTGCGTTGTATTTTCAATTTGTTGTGTAAGTAATTTTTGTTTTTGAGAAAGCGCCTCAATATTCCCAGGGTCAAATTTTAAAAGGCGCTCAATATCCTTTAACTCTTTAGCTACATCATTACTCCGCTTATTAACATCTTTCAAAGCATTTTGAAGACCTGTGGTTTCACCACCGATTTCAACTGTTATTCCTTTAATTCTTCCTCCTGCCATCATCTCACCTCTTTCTTAGAACGAATCGAAGTCTTTTTGATTTGCTTTACGAGCTTTTTCTTTATCTGGATTCTCCATTTCAGCGAATTCAGCAATATAATCAAAACAATCACCAATAGTCATTTCTTCTAAATCACCATGTGATAATTTCGCTTTATAACAAAGAGCAAGGAAAGTATCAGTGGATAATTCTTCATCACTGAAATTCCCTCGCTCTTCATTATTTTTCTTTATTTTTTTTTTGCCCCCATCGTACTTTGAATCAGATCCATGATTTCTGGAATAATTTCAGAAATAGGGAATTCATCAAATCCATCTAACCATGTAATCGGATCAGCGATTTCGGGGTTTGCTGTTTTTGCATATAACCAAATTAAATCATAAATAACTTCAAAATCTACTTTACTTAAATCAGCATTTGCTAAATCAATAGTAGGCTGTGAGCCATTTTGAGGTGTGATTGGTGAAATGATTCCTAATCCAAACATATCTGCAAATAAATCACGTCTAAATTGCGCTTTATACTTTTTAACTGTTGCTGCTGTGCTTTTTAATCGGACCTGTTTTCCGTCTATTGTAATTGTCTTTTCCATCTAGAATTACGCCCCTTTTGATAATGTAGTTTTTGTATATACTTTTTTATACCAATCATCATAAACCGCTGGTGTTGTTTTAGATGTAGTTTTTGTTTTAACCATACGTTTTCCGTTAATATCTATTGGACTAGATACAAATTTAAGTTCGTTGGTATTTGGTTCAGCAGAACTTGTTTTTGTTTTAGATGCAACTGTAGGGCGACTTGCTGAGTTGTTAAACAGAACGTGACGAGTTGCTTTTTCGTCTCCATCAAATTCAAATAGCAATGCAAATTGTTTTCCTTTCGCATCAGCCAATTCATTTAGTACGCCATCTTCCGCATCTAACTCTTCACCCAATACATCTACAGCAAATTGTTCTGGGATAGTAGCAATGCTCAATATCCCGTCATAACCCTGATTATTACTTGCTGAATAATAAAGCATGTCATCAGCATAGAATTCAATTAAGTCTCCACGTGGATCTAATGTTAATTCAACTGCGCCTGGAATTGGGATTGGGGTTTTAAACTTTACGACTCCATCTAGAATTTCATAGAGTGCATAATAAACGTTCTTTAAACCGAAAGTAACTTTATTTTCCTTATTCATTTATAACAACCTCGTTTCATATATTTTTTGATACAATTTTTCAGATTCAATAAAAGTCCCAAACGATTCATAAGGAATATCATGATCATCTAGGACTTGTTCTAATTTGGATTCAGCAATTAAATCTTTTTTAATTGTATAAAGCTCAATAGTTACATCATTTATTTTGTGATAGACTTTGTTATCAGCTGGCATATTAGGAGAACCATCTACAAAGTAACAAATATAAGGCGGTGTTGGCACAGGATTACCTGGCGTTTCGGTGAAATGCGAATAAGCCACAGGATTACCTGTAGCATCAAGGATTTTTTTGAATTCACCTAATGTCATTGCCCTATCGCCCTTTCGACACGCTCAACAAAGTCATTAATCGCATGTTCTTCAGCCGGAGCAATATGAACTTGAGCTGGAACACGTCCGCCACTTGCCTTCGCATGACCTTTCTCTAATAAGTGTGTAAGTTGTGGCTTTAAAGCATTATGAACAATAACTGCATTACCATCCTTTTTCTTACGCCAGCCTTGACTATACTTCCCTGTTTTATTAGGACTTTTTTGTTTTAATTCATTTACAAGATTGGTCGCAACCTTTTCTTTAGCATCCTCTATATCTTCTTCTACTAGATTAGTGTATCTTTGTAATTCCCTAGCAATATCACTTGCAAGAGTATCAATATTAGACACCAGCTTTCACCTCACAATAAAGTTCGATTTTTTCATCATCTCTTTCATACGTGCGGTAAATGCTATATTCTTTATCTCGATACTTCACTTTTCTTTCATCCTGGTAATCCCAGACATGGACAATCAATATATGACTGGCCTTGATATTACTTTGTCCGGCTTGAAAAAATTCTGATTGAGGAACTGATTCTTTCTTACCAAATATCTGTCTACTAAATACTTCATTTTCCTCAACTTGTCCTAATTCATCTTTAGTAATTGTTATTACTGGGAATAGTAAAATATCATTCATTTGTAGTCACCCGCTAAAGTTAGATGATTCTTAAGCATGTTATAAGATGCAAAAAAACGTTCTGCCTCTTTTGCGTCTGAAATAAAATTAGCTTTTACATACGTAATAATTGCTCTTTTAATTAGAGGATCAGTGTCATCATTTGCCTTGAGATGAGAAACACCTGATAACTTCAAATCATATCGAGATGCTTCAATTAGATCTTCAAGTTCATCATCAAGAGCATTATGTGAGACACGTACCGCTTTCTTCACAACATCAAGCATCATATTCATTCACCAACTTGCGCTAGCTGTTTTAAAGCTTCCAAAGCGGCATCTTTACCTTTAATCTTTTCACCATTTGGAAGTTCGTAATATCCTCCTCCAACATGAACTGGTCCTTTTGAGTCTTCTTGTTTATCTATAATTCGTTCTTTATTCAAGAAACCTTCATCTTGTAGATACATTACACGTTCTGCATCATTTGATTCATATGAATTTGCAACACTATAATGAATGAAAGTGAATTTATCTCGAAAAGCTCTTTTTACAACATATTTATTCAATGGTTTCCCACTCACTGTTAAACCTCCTTATACCATAAAGAAAAGCGACTATTATACAGTAGCCGCTTTCTTCACTCGTAAGAATCCATTTTTAGAAATTACGTTACCGCCAGCAAATACTGAGCCTCTATGAGCGATCATACCCTGCTTGAATAAGAAGTCAGTTGAACGTTGCACATCCATATCAGAGAAGATAGTAAGTTGGTAGTTTGATAATGGACCATAGGCCATATTGTATTGACCAGTTGTAGTCGCTGCATCAGATACTGCTTTACAAGCACTATTGATGATGAATGGTACGCCATCAATTGTTCCAGAATTCCCTTGGGAAACAACGTTGTACACTTTTTTACCATCAGAAGTACGAAGTTTAGCGAATGATTTTAAATCCTTCTTATTCAGAATTAAAACAGCCGCATCTTCAACATCTTCATCTCCACCATAGCTATAGATAATGTCATCTAGAGTGGCATCATCAATTTTTGAGATTTCTAAATCTGTTGCTGGATCAATCGCTTTAGCTGCTGTTGAAAAAATACCAACAAGTCGATTAGTTTCACCTGTACCAATTAAAATTTCACGAGTTAACTTTTTACGAGTGGCTACAGTGATACCTTTCATGACTTCACCATCGTAATCAGCTGCTGGTAACTTCTGAAGCTCTTCTGTGTCTTCTGAATAAGCTGTAACCTTTGTTTTTGTGATGTCTGCATATCCAAACTTTGTCTCGACATTAGCGTAATCAGTACCTTCAGTTTTATAATCACCTTCACCATAGCTTTCGAGGTATGGTTGTTGGTAGCTCTCTCCACCCTTTAATGTTTTTGTAGATACACGATCAATTAATGTAGATACTTCATTGAAAGTAGGGCGGATATCCGTTGCACTATGCTTAGGTAAAACTACATTACCACTTCCAACTGTAACGGCACGGTTTTCCATTAGAGCTTGTCCACGTTTTTCAGAAGTCTCTAATTCTACATCTTGTTTCTGAGGTTCATTGTTAAATATTTCAACTGTACGCATTTCAGGCATTTGATTATTATTAATCTCCTCTGCTTCTTTTAATAACCTTTGTCGTGTTTCAATTTGTTTTTGTGTTTCTTCAAGATCTCTTAGTTCTGTTTCTAATGCTGCTAAATCTACTTCCTTATCGCTTTGTAACGTTGAGCGAATTTCTGATTTCCTAGTTAAAATTTCTTGTAATGTTTTCAAATGAACCTCTCCCTTATAAATATGTTTTTAAAATTAGTTTTTTACGTAATTCTTTTTGATTGCGTTCCTTCACAAATTGCTTATATGGGTCATGACTTCTAGCTGAAACTTGCGAATCAGGATAAGCCGGGAAAGCTACTGGACTAATCTCTAGTAACTTAGCTTTTGTTACACTACGAACTACATTGTCCGGATCTGATTCATCCCATTCTTCTTTGACCATTTGGAAGCCAAAAGAAACACCGTCTACATCACCGCGTTTAATCGTCTCGTATGTGTCATTTCCGAGTGTTGTATTGGCTAAGTCTAATTCAAACCTTAGTCCAATCTCATCTTCAAATAAACGAAGAGTACCATTTTTAGTTCTTCCTAACACTTGTGATGTGTCGTGGCTCCATAAAGCTAATTGATCATCTTGAGTCAAAGACTCTGTGAAAGCTCCTTTTTTAAACTGCTCTTTAAATCGTTGCCAATAGCCCATTGTTACAGATTTCATTTCCCATTTAACTGCATAACCAGAAATTGTTCGAAGGCCATTTTCTAATTCCCTAATTTCAAGAGCACTACTCAGTAGTTCCCTCTTTTCCGTCTTGTTCATTGTCATCACCTCCTTCATCAGTGACATTCCCTTCCTTGACTAAGGCTGTATCCAACCTTCTGATTGGCTTGTCTCCACCTTCAATTGGACCAAGTGAAAGAATTGCTCTCCATTCATTTGGCGTTAATGAGCCTCTGTCTACCATCTGAACAAGATTCATCTTTGTACTCATTGAAGCGTATTGAAGAGAAGAGGATTCAAAGATAATCTTGTTACCAAATCCCCTTTCTCGACGTGAAAAAAGCTTCCTGGTATATTCTCCAGCAAGCTGCATCGCAAAAACCTCTATCTCTGACTCGTAGTAAGCATTCCACTCATCTTCGTTATATTTACTCTGAATTATATTTTCGTTTGTATTAAAGAAATTATAGATACGTTGAACAGTTTCTTGCATCTGCTTGGAATCCGGTACAAACGCTTCAGGTTTCACTTGTTCTAAATCATACCTAGGATCAGAAGAAGCTGCTCCACCATCATTTGAGATATTCAAATAGTTATTTACAAAGTTTTTAACCTGACTATCAATATCTTCTTGTTTTAGTACTGACTTAAACTTAAGAATCCACTTTACTACTGCGCTATTTTTAATCGCTTTAACAATACCTTGATCAGTTGTCGTAACAATCTCCATTAATTGTGCTAATGCATTACCAGGATGCTCTCCGAAAAAGTCATTATCATTAAAGTCTTTGCGCAAATGAATGATATCTGTATATGGAATCGTCATCAGCTTACCATTTTTAAAATAAAACTTTAAAAAGATGTCTCCCTGTGCACCTTCTACAACTTCAACTGTTGTACATGGAATAGGATAAATCTCAGTAGGATAACCAAAATCATCACGCTTAATATACGCGAATGCATTATGATTCAACTCTAATTGAACAGCCATTTTCTCTTGAAACATTTGTCCTGTCATCAATGGATTAGGCTCTTCCAGTAAAAATCTCATATAAGAATCTGGATTCACCTTGAATTCAGTAGAGTTATCTCGTATATGCTTGGCTATCAGCTTACCAACTGCTTTTGCTTTAGGACGTATACAAGCTCGTATAATGTCACTTTGATAGATGTCCCCATTCCATGCAAAAAAACCTCCACCATTATCGTTTATCATTTCAAAACGAGTTGTAGTAGGAGCCTGTTTCTTTCCAAATATCTTATCAAATAACCCCAAATTCTCACCTCCTTCTTATATCATGTTGAGGTAGTCATTTCGTTTTTCTTGAAGAACTACATATGCATTTAAAAGTGCTGCTGTGCCATCAATACGACGTCTTTGGTTCTTTGTTTTATTTGGTTGTATATTTAAATTATTATCAATGGCTATAGCTGTATTGGAAAGGCACCACTTATCAATTGCATTGTTGTTATAGTTGACTAACTTAGATTCCAAGTCAGCTCCTAAAAGTCTCATCGGGCTAGAAAGAGTCTGTTTACCTTGCGCGATAGGAATCATAGATTCTTTACCAAAATATCCTTCCATCTCCTCAACCCAATACTTAGCTGACCATCTATCATAGCCAATCCAAGGTAGATAAATACCACATTCATCTCGTATTTCTAAGAACCATTTCGTGACAAATTTATAATGAACGGAATTTCCCGGTGTTGTTCTTAATATTCCTTGCTCGTGCCATAAATTATATGGGATTTTATCTTCTTTACTTCGCTGCTCTAATAAATCTTCCGGAAGCCAATACATCTGCTTCACATAAATATGTGGGTCTTCTGGGACCATAAAAATAACCTTCGCTGCTGTTAAATCAGTAGTTGAAGATAAATCGCAACCACCAATTCCATAGGAAGGTTTCAATTCTTTGATATTATAAGTAGCTGAGTTATTCAATTGTTCAAATGTTAACCATGCTTCTGATGATGTTTCACGAATATTAAAGTCTTTCGTCAATAAATTGCTCACTAAAAGAGAATTAGCCTTAGCTTTATTTACTTTCGTTTCTAAGTTATCTATTTTCTTTATGGTACCTAAACCCGGATTTGCTTTAGCCCATTTGGTTTTGTCAGTCCACTCTTCTCTTTTATCAAGTTCATAAATAACAGGTAAAAAACGGTCATCTGTATAACCATCTTTATCTTCTAATCCATTCAGTAACATTTCTGCTTCGTCATACTTCATATCATAAACAGATTCTCTTACTGTCCCAGCTGTTGTAATCATAAGAATCAATGGCTGTTCACGTGCTGACGTACCATCGACAATTACGTCATATAAATTCTTGTCCTTCCACGCATGTATTTCATCAAGGGAGGCTCCGTGAACATTTAGACCATCTAATGTATCACTATCACTACCGACTGGTTTAAATACACTATCATTAAAATCTGCCGTTAATTCTTTGACTAAAGTTTTTATTCTTTTGGACAAAGCCGGTGACTTTTTAACCATTCTTTTTGATTCTGACCAAACGATTTTAGCTTGTTGTTCTTTAGTTGCTACCGCATATACCTCAGAACCACCTTCACCATCTGCTACCTGTAGATATAAACATATCCCAGACGAAAGCGTAGACTTACCATTTTTACGTGCAACTACTAAAAATGCTTCCCGATATTTTCTAGTACCATCAATTTTATGAACAAAACCAAAAGTAGCGGCTAAGAAAGCCTGTTGCCAAAGTTCTAGGTCAATTGGTTTTCCAGCCCATTTTGCTTTACTATGCTTACAATAATTTTCGATGAATTCAATAACATGATTAGCTCGATTAGAGTCATATTCATACTCAGAATCATTATTATAAACATCACTAACGAGTTTCTTATAAATACGTTTAACTTTGTCACCTACTACAATTTCACCAGATTCAATTTTATTGTAATAATCTATTATAGGATTATGTGATAGTGGATATTGTTTTCTCATCGATTCTGCACAAACTTTTCAAATCCATCATCGGTTTCTTCTTTTTTCTTTAGATCCGGCTTAGGGACGTAATCACCTAATTGCTTCATAATGCTTTGATAGTTTTTGTTCATTGCTATATATCGTCGAGCTTGCGGACGTTCCCTCTCATACGGCTCTTGATTCTCTGATTGTGAGAACATTTCATCATAACCATTCTCATCGAGGTCTTTTCGAATATCTTCTAATCGAACACGTAAATCTGCCGCTTCCACAATTAATCCCTCTACTACCAAGAGGGTATCTTTTGGCATTTCTTTATATATTCGTTTAAGTCTGGTTATCTCTTTACTAACCCGTTCTTCTTTTGTTAATTCCTTCTTTATTGCCATAAATAACACCTCATCTCTTCTACATTTGGGGTAGGGGGTCACACGAAATGACCAATTTATTTTTTGAAGCTCCATCATCGGTCCTTTGAAAAGCCAAAAATGTTTTTGAGACGGAGGGGGGGTTTTATTTCTTTGGAAATATCAGCGTTCACTTTTTATTTTGATTTTTATTCTTTTTTTATTAAATCCCCATTCTCATCAAACATTACTCCTTCAACAACTGGACTATTCTTCTCATGATGTTCACGGTTGTGGCAATCCTGACATAAAAGTTCTAAGTTATGAAAGCTCAATGTAATCTCTGGGTTATTTATATTCTCTGGTGTTATGTAATCCTTGTGGTGAACAATTTTCCCACTCCCCTTACATCGCTCACACAATCCATATTTAAACTTAAAATATGAATCCCTACACTTCTTCCATGCTGTGGATTTATAAAATCTCTTTGCATATTTTTTTGCCATGCATCCACCTCAAAACAAATAACCGCTCAATATTGAACGGTTATCCTTTATATAAAGTTATACGAAACCCAATACGGTAAATGAAGTTTTATATAACATAATTGTTATTAATCCCTATCTACTATTAGGTGGCTTTTGTACGACAAAAATAAAGCTTTTATCCCTTATTGGACAGACTTATATTAAATGCAAATACTCTCAATAACTTCCCTTTAAACATTATATATATTCTTATATTATTTTATAAAAAAATATGGATTAATTAACCGAATTACCTTTACACGTATTATAATACGTGTTATAATAAGAGTATAGAAAGGAGGGAATAAGGGAGATGGACATTCTAGATATTTTAGACAAAGTAAGCGGGATTTCTTCTTTCATCTTAGCGATATACATACTTCTCAAAGAAATCAAAGAAGAAAAAAATAAGCGTCCTCAACGCAAAGGTTCCAGCCGACCAAGCAGAAAACCTAAGCGAAGAAAACGCAAGTAACCCAATGGGAAACTCAACCAACTGGTTGGGTTTCTCAAAAAGATATTATCATCTCCCATATCTATATGTCAAAAACTTCATTGATTTTAAATACTATTTGTTTGTTTTTAACAATTCGTTTCTTTATTGTCACCGACTTTTCTAATTTACAAATGTTAGACACTATCTACCTAATAGTTATTATTTTATGGATTCTGGTCTTCACCATTTCGATTATCAAGAAATTGAAGAAGTAAATCCATTACACTATATTTAGCAGGAGGAAAAGCAAATGAGCACTTACCAAGATCGCTACATCTACCCATCTATTTTTGATTTTTCTAATGAGCAGGTTACTGTTACATTTCCTGACTTAGCAAATTGTCATGCTAATGGTAATAACTATGAGGATGCTTTTGAAATGGCTAAAAAGACATTAGCAACTCATCTATACGAAATAGAAGAAAATAAAGGCACTATTCCGCCCGCATCTAATCCAACTTCTATCCAAACTAAAGACAATCAGGTTATTGGCTTAATGGAAGTATGGATGCCACCATTCCGTAGTGAAATTGAAAATAAAGCAGTAAAGAAAACATTAACTATTCCTCATTGGCTTGATAAAATGGGAAAAGCTAATAATGTAAACTACTCACAAGTGTTACAAGATGCATTAAAAAAGCATTTAGGTGTTACTGAAAATAAGAACGTATAAAAGAGATGATTTATCTTCATCTCTTTTTTCTATCTCCATAATAAAAGAAATAACCCGTTATATTAGGATTATTTCTTCAATTAATTTTATTCGAATGCCTTTTTAATAATTTTATGAGTCCCAATTAAAGAAAGACCTAACAAAACTGTCCCAAGAAGAAAATAAACTATAAAAATGAAATAATACATATACTTGTTAGAATCTATTGGTAAATACGGGAACCAAAAAATAGTTAGTAAAAAGAGTAGTGCAATAAGCATTAACGTCAAATAATTCATATAAAAGTTTTTGTTCTCTGTTCTAGCTTCTTGACTTTGAAAAGCTATACAAGCAATTGCAATCCCAATTAAACCTATTATTATGCTTATCCCTAACTTAGAAGTCTCCTGAATCATCCCTACTAACATTTCCATATTTCCTATAGCATTAAATACTACAGATGATAATGTAAAAACCGCCAACAATATAACTAATTGGGCGATTGCTTTAATGTCTTTACGCAATTTTCTCATACAAATCAACCTCCTCTATACAAGAATAAAAGGAGGTTGAAACAAAATCAATAAAACTTAATATAAAGTTAAAATATTTTATCATAATACTTATCTTAATTAAGCTTTCTACAAAAATGACTATTCCTCTTCATATGGTCTATATTTACTACGCAAGACTTCTAATTCTTTCTTCTTCTCTTCAATATCTTCACGTAGAAATAAACTCACTCGCTCCATCTTCTTAAATGGCACAAGTTTACCATCTTTAATCATTTTACTAATTCTCGCTTTACTAATCCCTAAAACATCCATTACCTCTGGTGTCGTTAGTACCTCATCATGTAAAAAAGAAAGCAGTTGCTCTTTATCTTCAAACTTGTACACTTTATTCACCTCTTTTCTCTTTAAATATCCCATACAGTCGTAATGACGTATTTATTATATAAAGGACTAAAAGAATGATTAAAACGATATCTAAAACAGTTTTAAAAATACTCGCTTCGACTGAATCTCGAAAATACGCAAAGTAAAACAGTGTAACGAAAATAATTAAGATGTTCGATGAATTACTTGTTTTCTTCATATTGTTTACAAATTGGCAAGTTGTTATAATGTGTATAGAAGAGAGAAGGTGCGCTTCTCTCTTCCGCTCAAAATCATTTTCGTTTACGTCTGGCTGGGCGTTTTCGTTTGGTTTTGAGCTTTTTTACTTTTTCGTGGATGACTAGGACTTTTTCGATGATTGTTAGTGCTGTAAGTATCATTCCTAGTATCATTGCTAACTTTGCCAATTTGTTTCCCCCCTTTCTATATTTATTATACCATATCTATTAACCTAAGTGAATAGATATGGTTGATGATATTTCTAGTTTTTTCTAATTCTCTTTTATATTTAAAATAAAATAAAAAAGCATCTTATACAGATGCTTTTTCTATCACATACCAGTTAATGAAGTTTTCACTTAATTTAAGTTTGCCGTAACAATTATTTAATCTTGTTTAGCTATTGCTCCACTTCTTCCTTTTGGAGGCACAATCTTTGTGTCATTAGATTTCCCACTCGGAGAATAACCTTTTGACTGATTTCCTTTGTTTGTTCTTAATATTGACTTGATTGATTGCGGTTGATACCCTTCACTTAAAGGCTTATTAGACATAATAATCAATCCTTTCTTTTTTTATATTATATGCTGTCCCTTCAAAAAATGGCTACAAAAAGTAACTACTATTATAAAGTAAGTATAATTAATTAAAATTACATGTCAACCTAGTCGCTTAATTACCCGCCTCTGTGTTTGCTATCGCAGTTATAGGAGCTTCTTCACCTTCTACGTTAATGTCAAAAAACTCCAAGTAACTTATCTGTTCACATTTAATCCATATCCCTAAAGTATCTTCCATCTTTTCAACAAATTCACCATCTTCATTAATATTCCATACTTCTGATATATACAAATCCTCAGTATTCGGATAAGCTGATGCAAAAGAACCGTCATTATACAGTCCTCCGATCATCTCACCTTCCTTTAAATGTACTAATATAAAACACGGAAGTTGTTTTGAAAAAAATGCATCCCAAGCTTTTGGTGTAGGATTTTTGAATATTTTATTCACCCGTTTTATTGACAATATCCCTTTTAATAATAATGGCCAAATAAATGGAAATCCTACGAAAATAAAGAATATACCTATATAACACCATACCGGATGGTTCTCTTGATTAACTTTATCCAGACTTAAGTTAATTAACCAAATTAAAGAGATAAAATTAAAAGTACTATAACAAATTGCTTCAATAATATAATCCGTTACCTTTTGTTTATCCGAAGGAACTACCATTGACCAAACTTTAATTGAAATAAATCCGGGAATAAAAAGGATTAAAAATAATAAAATTTTATCTATTTCTAACTTAAACAAATCCAATCTACATAACCTCAATTCTTTTCATTTTGAAATTTCCATTTAGATATAAGTCATTTTTAACACTCACAAATTCATATATCATACAAAGGATTAATGCATATCACAAACTATTTAACTAGCAGCTCATTTCTATTTCTTATCTCAGCAACTTCCAATTGATTATAATTCTTTACCGTTTGCTTATATGCATCCCCCTCATAATCTCGATAATGAACGGTTACCGCAACTGCATAATTAAAAAAGTCAGAGCTATTATCGTCTACATATCTATCCATCGCATGTAATACTAAATATGGCGAATCTAAATTCTTATAGGTTATGGATACTCCTTTTTTTACAATTGTATCCCATTTAAAATTAGCTCTTCTCTCTTGTTCATTAAGGTATTTATTACCAGACTCAGTGACTGGATATTTGCTTTTCTTCCAACCTTGAGCTAATAAGTTATTTATTTCTTCCTCTTGTTTAATTATATTTTTTTTCCGTGAAGGTTTTCCCTCTGGTGCAGTAAATTTATATGCATTACTGTTTGGATAAAAGAAATCCTCAATACAATTAGTAGTATAATCTTCTGTATTCAATGAATTAGGTTTACAAGCTATAGCAATTGTCCATGTTATATCTACTTTTCCTTTGTAATCCAGGTCATTTAAAAATGGTATCTCCAATTTAGCAAATTTTTTAGGCAGGATTTTTGTTCTATATAATACAGTCACTTTATTGCTCGAACACTGCATAATTTCGTCAATTGACTCTGGCAACACCCCATAACCTAAATATCTATCAAATTGGCCATTTGGATGCAATGCACTATTCACTAACAACGCTTTTGCAGATAATGGATCAACAATACTACACCTTCCAATTAATTCGGCAGCTTTTCCAGCAACTAGTGGCGCAGCATAACTTGTACCGTTATCAGGAATTGTGCTATCTTGAAATGCCCCTACTAAATGAAACGGATTACTATCACAGCCTCCATAATCAACAAGGTCCGGTTTTACTTTTGCACCTTCTCTTCCCTCACCTATACAACTATATGGGGCACGAATGATTTTATTTTGATGGTTATAAGTATACGCCCCGACACCTAAACCGTTAATCGTATCTGATGGCGCCTGAATTCTCCGAGACCCTACATCAGGTAAATCACCGTCGTTTCCTACCGCTACTATAAATAATCTCTCCCCACGCTGAGCTAAACCATCAATTACATATGTAAACCTTGAAATATAATCATCTGAAATTGGTCCATAAGGCCCAATTGATAAATTAAAAACCTTTATATCTTTTCTTGTTGGAACAACCTTTTCAATGATATCTATAACTTCATATAAGTCATAATCAGTACTTTTAGTGGGGGGAAGTACCCGAAAACTCTCTACATTAATTGTCGGAGATGATAATGGATTATCATCATTATAATTTTTCAAATCCCCATACAATACCGCACCAGCTACTGCTGTACCATGCTGAATAAATTCTTCATCTAGGGGAGTACCTATGACATCATTTTCATTCACATAATTTTGTAGTAATAAAGAACTTTCATCAATTCCACCATCAAAAACACCTACTTTTATTGATGATTTGATCTTTATACTTGGTGGCTTAGGTAATGGAAGTGGCTCAGTTGATAATCCACTTCTAATACCCGTAACACCTTTTAATTCCATAGGATGCGCCGTTCTAATAGGATTGAATTTAATAATTTCTTCAAGGGTTGGTCTCTTAAGAGATAAACTTGCAAAAGTAGGCCCCGGGTAATAATTTCTTAATTTAACATCTTCTGGATTTCCGCCACTTTTAACAACTAAATCAAAAAACTTATGTTCTACACTCTGCTCTAGTTCTCCAAATGGATGCAGAACTATTTCAACTCTTCCTGAATCCCAATCACTAGAGAATATATCCAACAACTGTGAGTTATCATTAATATACATCTGTTTTACAGTTCTAACATCATCTATAAATCCCTTTGATAAATTTGATTCACTCTGATGGAGTAGCGTCTCTAAACAAAGTAACTCTTGGTCCGAAAGTCTAAGAAAAATATCCTTCCCATGTTTCGTTTTAATTTTGTCCTTTACTTTCTCTTTTTCCACCCATTTTTTTGAACCGATATCTTTTATCCCTGATAACTTCATTAAATTATTAGGATGATATGATTTCGCTGTATACCCAAGTGCCATTCTTAGATTTACAACGACTTCTTCAACCTTGTATTCGGGTGCAATATCAATCATTTGATTTTTAACATTTTTAATTTCTTTTATTAAACTCTCCCTTGCCTCCTCGTACACCGGTCTCTTATCGGACACCGGGGGACCTGAGCGATTTTCCTGAGGGGAAATATAACTTTCACCTTTTCCTAAAATCGGTCTAAATTCGTTATCCATTTTGGGTTATTCTCCCTTTCTTTTCAAATAATATTGAATCGCTGAAGGACTTTTTCCTAACCAATCTGCTAGGGTTCTAATTGATATATTTAAATTATCCTTTGCTAACTTACAAAATCTCTTATTAAATTGTACTGAATCACTACTAGAAAAATCAACCAATTCTTTTAGTACTACCTCTCTGAAATCTATTTCATATAGAATTTTTTTACGTTTTGCTCTATCTAACATTTTACAAATATCCGCACCAGAAAAACCTTCTGTTAATTCCGCAATCACTGACATAAAATTATCATCAAGATTAATATTAAAATCTCTTAGTTCCTTTTTTAGTATTTCAAACCTCTCAGCTATTTGTGGAAGTTTTATCTCAATTGCACGATCAAATCTTCTCCATATGGCATTATCAAGAAGATCTGGATGATTTGTAGCTGCTATTATAATGGTATGTGTTGGCCAATCTTCTAATTCTTTAAGTAAGACATTCACTATACGCTTTAATTCTCCCAAATCAGACATATCATCTCTTCTTTTTGCAACTGCATCAAATTCATCTAATAATAAAACTGAAGGTGAGGCTTTTGCGTAATCAAGAACTTTTTTTAAATTTTGACCAGTTTTCCCCAAATAACTCGAAATAGCACTTGCTAAATCTAAAGTTATTATGTTTAGCTTAAAAACGCCAGAGAGATACTTGGCTAAATGGGTTTTCCCTACACCAGAAGGGCCATATACCAACAATGAACATGGTGGAGTAAGACCAAAACTCATTAGTTTTTTAGTTTCACTTCGTTCTTTAATAAAATTTTCAATTTGCTCATTAACTCCATTAGAAAAAATAGGTTTATTAATATCACTAGGTTCCTCTACTACAGCTAGAGCTTGAAGAGTTTCATTCTCCATCGGAATCCCATTTATCCCTACCGATCTTTTCGCACTTCCACCTATACCATGTTCTGCTAATGCATCAGCAATTTCTGATGCTACTTTAGGATTTTCTTCTCTTAAACGTCTAATTAGTTGCATCCCAATAGATCTAACTGATCTGTAATCATCATCTAAAGAAGCTCTAACTAATTTAGGAATTAAACTTTCCACACTCATCGTATTAATCTCCCAACTTTATTTTTATCATAGTACAATTATAGACAAAAACACTATAAAAATCACTATTATTAGTGTATTATTTTTTTACATCATATTAAAAAACAATACAAAATGGATTTCAATCTCTAATAGCACTCACAATAAAGAACATTTGTTCTTTATTCTCTCACAATTTTAGAATTCATGTCTAGCAATTCTTTTTAACTTTCTCCTAATTCACAAAACAATAAAAACCTCATCCGCAATTGCAGAAGAGGCTCTCATTTACCTGTCTCGCTATTTTCTTTTCAGCACGTTCTATCATAGATTGTACTGTACTACATGTTATATCTAGGTATCTAGCAATTTCTCTATATGTTAAACAATATCCCCTAGACATTAGGTATACTTCCTTCTCCCGCTCTGTTAACAATGATAACGCATCTTCTAACCTAATTTTATCCCATTCACCAATTGCATGTTCTTGCTGATGATTATCCCATTCATATAAATTATCGTCCATGCTACGAAAATACCTTTGCATGAGTAACGGATCACATGCTCTTTCTCTCTGATATGCAGCCAACCTTTCAACCCCTCTACGATTTCCCGGTCTTCTCGCCTTTTTCATCCATTCTAAGGAATAAGTAATGTCGCTTATCATATCAGTAAGAATTTTTACATCTTCCTCTTTAGCATCCTTTTGTGCTTCTCTCAATTGGCTTAAAGTTGTGTTATATTGCTTAATCAAATCCTGCATAACCTATCCACTCCCTGTAAACAAAAAAGAACACCGTATATAGACTGTACTTCTCTACATAACAGTGTTCTTTTATTACTTTCATATTTAATTTCTACGCTTCTCTCACTACACAAGTGAATTCCTCTTATACAGTCAGAGAAACGGAAAACCGTTCCTCATAGACACAAATCGGTAAGTGTAGCTGATGCTTCTAATTAGTTTGGTAAAGTTCAAGAGAGAAATAAAGTGTTGAGGTGCCCCACGCCTCTTTGAACCGAGGAAAGTATGATTAGCAATTGGACATTCGGAAGGAACATCCTCGGCTCAAAGAGAGGTGTAACCCTCTCCCCCGTTGGTCGGACCCTTACTTACGTTTATTCGTGAGTAAACTATAATTAATTGCCCTAGCCCGAGACGTTTAAAGAAATCAAGAAACGACATACAGTACCATTTCCGTGGCAGTTCTTATTACAGTTTTAATGATACAAACATTTACACAATATTTTTTATCAATTTTTTATCATTTTGTATAGTTAATAATTAAAAATGGAATTTCAAAAGACATAATATGAAGTTTTTGTTATTATTTGTATATAACACAAGAGAGGTGAATGTATTGGATAATACAGATTTAATAGAAGAAGATATTAGCATATATCGTGAGCTAGAAGATGTTGTCTCTGCTCTAAAAAAGGCTAAAGAAGAAAATATTAATGTAAATTTATTAATTGGTGCTGGATGTTCTGTAACAGCGAATATTCCTGCCGCACAAGGCATGGTTGACACTATTAGAACTAATTATCCCGGTGAATTTAAACGCGCAAGGATTAAAGATTACCCTAGTTGCATGTCTAAACTTACACCTTCTGAACGTAAAAATTTAATTTCTCAAACTGTAAAGGACGCAAAAGTTAATTGGACACATATAGCGATTGCGCAATTATTGAAACACGGGTACATAAATCGTATTTTAACACCCAATTTCGATAATTTGGTTCAAAGAGCTTGTGCCTTAGTTGGTGAATTCCCAGGAATTTATGATTTGACCACTTCATCAGAGTTCAAGAAAGATCTACTTTTTGATAAATCTGTAATTCATTTACACGGACAACATACTGGTTTCATTTTATGTAACACAGAAGCAGAAGTAGAAGAGCAATTTCAAACATTAAAACCAGTATTCCAGCAACTTGATGAAAAAAGTCTATGGATCGTTATAGGATATAGCGGAAATAATGACCCTATTTTTAAATTATTATCTAATAAAACTGTTTTTGAGCATCGACTTTTTTGGATTGGATATGAAGATAATAAACCAGCTAAAATGTTAAACGATGAGCTTTTATCTGAAGAAAAGTATGCGTTTTTTGTAAAAGGGTTTAATTCTGATGATTTCTTCGTACGTCTTTCACAACAACTGGACTGTTTTCCACCAACCTTTATTCAGCAACCTTTTACATACTTATCGGAAACACTTGATACACTAGCTCCATACAAAATACCAACACGTTTTAATTCTAAAGATGTTGATAGTTCAAATGACCTGCAAATCCTTACAAAAAACGTAGTACATAAAGCAATTATTAGCATTGAAAACGATAAAGCACTTATGGCTCAACATTATCTTATGGCCGGACTCTTTGATGAAACAATTAATGTAGCCAGAAATACAGACGGAAAAATTGATTTAGAACTTGAATTACAAGTAATTAATGCTTTTCGTCAAAAAGGGAATCATACAGAAGCAATTGAACGCTTAAACAATTTAAATAATGATTTCCCTGATAGTTATGAAATCATCCATCAATTAGCAGCAATTAATTTACTAGTTAGTGTAACCAATATTTCAACAGAACCTACTAAAGAGATAGCGTTAGAACAACTACAATTAGCACTGCATCTGTTCGAAAAATCATTTAATATATCTCCATCAAGAGACAGTATTCAAGAATGGGAAATACATTTACTTATAACACATAGGGAATTATGTTCAATTAATAATGATAAATTACAAAAATTCCTTTTCGAATCAATAAATATCTTTTTAAAAAGTCTTACTAATTTCTTATCAGATCCTACTGCGGAAAAAGTTTATTATACTAACATTCCTAGTATCATATCTACATATATTGATTCCGAACAATTCGATTATGCAAAAAACATATTAGAAATCGCTCAAAATTTAAAATTAATTCCGCTGTTCCATGCAGAATTAATGGCTTCTTGGGGATTATGGTATTTTAGAAATACCCTCAATGATTTTAATACTTCCCTAGAAAATGCCGTTAATTATTACACAAAAGGATTAAAGCTCCTAGAGAGGTCTTCTGAAATTGATAGCTATACCCAAAAATTTAATAACATGAAACAAAGTTTCCTTTTTGAACATGCTAAATTTCTATTAAAACATAATCAACAAAAAGAAATTTCAATCCGTCTCCTTAATGAATGTATTCAATTTAGTGAGCAATTTGAATTAGATAATGCTATTCAAAAAGAAGCTATAAAAATATTAGAGACTCTAAGTTCTCAAGACAATACCATTTCACAAATAGCTTCTACCACTTCACCTAACTAGTTTAGGAATAAAAACCACACTTTTAATCCTTAAACGCAATAAAAGTGTGGCTTTTTATATTTCTAACTCAATATCTCTTTCTTCTATTCTAAAAGTATCCTTTCTATATGCTCTTCCATACCAATTAAAGACAACGTTTGAAGTACAAAACTCATATCCATAATCCCCCATACAACTATATACTTCCAGTGCATACAAACCATCTTTTCGTTTTATATTTTGAAATTTCTCATGTATTTCTTTTTTCTTCTCTTCAATATTTGCACGCAAAAACAAACTAACCTCCCATAGTCTTTGACTTAATAAAAAATTCATTTCTAATCGATTTAATCGTTTAACACATTTATACTAAGATTTTCTCTCGAACATTCCTTCAGCTGTTCAATACCTATCTTTCTTGCATGCTCTTCACTATCAATTAAAGAAAACCCATGATTGATAGAGCTCCAAAACTCATATCCACAATCCTCCATCCACCTATATACTTCTGTTGTATATAAACCATCTTTTCGTTTTATTATTTGAACTTTATATTGTTTACTTGGTGAAAAATATTCTCTTACAACCTGTTCCATAAGTATATTAGCTCCTTAAAAACATTGATTTATTATCAATATAACAAACTATGCATAAAAAGGTATAATCCATTGCTAACTCCCAACAGAAAAAGACCACAAAATTATGCGGTCTCTTTCTTGTTTTATATACAATTAGTAACTTATTAACAATTAATTCCCGAGATCAGGATTTAATTGTTTCTCTGTTAAAAATATATAGAACTCATCAAGATATTTCTTATGATAGGATCCAAAAAACACATCAATTTTCTCTTCTTTAGATTTCACTTCTAATTCTGTAACTAATGCCTTTTCTTTAACATCAACACTCTCTATTTTATTATAAGGGATGGATTTAAAAGCCTTTTTAGTTAATCTAATACCGTAATATATGTATCGTTTGTCTGTCAAAATGTAAACGTTCATGTCCTTATTTTGATACCTTGGTTGGGCGAATGAATAACAAATTGTTTCCTCAGGTAATAGTCGGGATTCAACCGATTCAACAGACAATTTTACCATTGAAAAATCTCCTGGTTGAGAATCGAAAGCACCCTTATATTTTTCATACACCTCAGGGTTTTCTTTCTTAAATACATCTAATTTATTCATATCATGATTGCTCATCATTAAGAATAATATGATACATGCTGCACCTAATCCCAAAATAATAAAAAATGTCCACATTTGCTTCTCATTCCCCCTCGTAAAATTCTATTTCTTTATTAATATGCGGAACTAAATTAAGAAAGAATTTACATTATATAAATAATAAATAAAAACCGCTACATCAAGCGGTTCTCATCCTTCTACCTCAATTCCTAATTTATAAGCCAGCTCACACAATGCCTTATTCCTCTTCCTATAATAATCCGGCTGAGACATATTCAATATCCTACACACCTTCACCCAACTCGGCTTCTCTTTCCCTAGATAAGCTAATTCAATAAGCTGTTTATCCCACGCATTCAGCTTCTCTACACCTTTTCGTATTTCTTGAATATAGTTGATTCGTTCTACAACAGTATTACTCATGCCGATCACCTTACCATTTTGTACACGCTCTATATCTCTTTCATCTATATTTGATAAAAATAGATGATACTTTTTCAAAGCTTGAAGCACATTCTTCTTTGTCTGCTCTTTGTTAAGAACAGGTAGGGCAATATCCAACATACTCTCACTCCTTCACCATTTTCAAAAATGTATCCAACGGCATAACTACTAACCAAGGTTTTCTATCAGCCTTAATCGCTAATGCATCTGGCTGTTCACGTTCATCCTCCAACCAGTTGTATAACGTCTTGAATCCTTCTTTCCTCGCTTTTACTTCCCATTCAAGACCTAAACCCTTCACATCATTTGAATACCCGTCCATCGCACCAGAGAGAGGTACACGAGCACCGCCTATTAAACTAGCAAATTCCCTTTCACGTCTCATTCCTTTATCTCTTTGACTTTTCCCCATCTATAAATCTCCATTTCTTTAAAAGGATTATTTTGTTTAAATCTTCCTTAAATCTTGTTGTTACTCCTTAATGTCTAAATGAATTCCTGTATAATACAATTTAGTAATTAATAGGAGTGTTAAATATGCCCGATACATTAAGAATCATTATTTATATCATTGCAGTGGTTGGTGCATTTGCTGCTTTGATAAAAGAGTTTAAAAAGCCTCAAAAAAGTATCTTTTTGATTTCGTTCAATTTTTTGATTCTCATAGGCTTTACATATTTATTAACAAAGAAGTTGATGTAATTTAAGTAGTAAATACTTCCTCTACCCCTGAATAAAACTCAATATTACGTCAATAATACAGATACACCAGTCTCCAATTCCCCTGGAGTCGAGCAGTTAGCTTTTGCTAGCTGCTCTTTTTCTATAAAGTGAAATTTTTATAATAAACCTTCAATCTTTGCTATTGCCTCAAATATAGGATAGATCTGTTGCGGGACCACTGCATTGCCCAAGAACCTCAATCTATCTTCGTCCAATCTTGTGGCAGTCCCATCATCCATTCCACAAATTGCGGGTTTATTTTCTTCCCAATATGTTCTGGAAAGTGCTCCCCGATTGATCCCGGTAGTGTTTTCCCATGCTTCCCGTTTGCCTCTGAAGGGCACAACTCTCGGATCGGCTTGTAATTTTGACTTGTCGTTGGAGTGGCCAATAATAAATGTCCGGTATCTTTGATGTGGCGCGCCGACACTGACAGCCGGAAATACAAACGTCCTTGTCGAGTAGTTTTCTTCTTCCAAATCGGAGAGCACGGTGTCCAAGCCCATTGTGACGTGTCCAGTAACATTTTCTCCAACAAACCAAGTGGGTCGGAGTTCTTTAATAAGTCGCAAGACTTCTGGCCATAACCATCTTTCGTCTTCTGCACCTCTTCGCTTCCCAACAAGACTTTCCCCCTGACAGGGATATCCTGCTGAAACAACTCCAATTGAATCAACGTCAACACCTCCATCTATTAATGATTGTTTCGTAAGTTTATATAAATCCGGGAAAATAGGAATGTTAGGATAGTTCTTTCTAAGTACACTTTGATTGAACCCTTCTATTTCGCAAAAGGCTGCTGTTTCAATTCCAGCCCAATCCGCTGCCATGCTTATTCCTGCTATTCCCGAACACAGATCTAACATTTTCATTTCCTATTCCCCTTTGTTTTAAAATAGCGTTTTTGTTGAAATTCAACTTCAATTCACTTTGATTATGGTATAATCTGTATAATTCATTTTTTCAAGAAAGGCTAAAACAATGAGAAAATACTTTGGTTTCATTTCAATGTTTTTAACTGCATTCTTATTTTTCGGTTCATTTTCTAGATATGTACACTTTGGTTCTTTAACTGGTATTTTTATACTATCTATCTCAATTGTTTTAGCTATTCTTGCTCCGAAAGGAGATACAGCGAAAAAAATCACTTTTGCTATTTTAATAATTTTAGGTATTTTAATTGCTTGCGCACTAATTATTGGTGCTATTATTGGTGCGGGAATGGCTGAATCGCAACTACAACATTTGAAATAATTCTTTTTCTCTCAAATAAGGATTTTGTTCTAAATACAATTGTTGATATTTTCATTTTCCATTCCCCTTTGTTCATAATTTTGTAAAACATATACACAAGTTTGTATGTTAAACTAAACTCATTCGAAGAAGTCATTCGTTATTAATTGAATCAATGATTCTTAATATCCCATCCCCCGCCCTAGCCCCCCTGCTAGGGCTTTTTTATTGTTCAAATAACTATTTTATTCCATTTTGATTTATCATTTATCCATTCAATGTATAATGAACTAAATACTTTAAGAAACGAGGTTACTGCTTTGAATCATAACGAAATAAAAGAAATCATTATTACATTACTAAAACCAATCGTGAAAAACTTAGTTGACGGTAATCTTTCTATACTATCGGCTAATGGCCAAATAGAGCCTGAATTAACAGAACAAGATATTCTAGAAGAAATAAACTTTTACCCAGGCACTATGACTCTTCCACCAGATAATGCTTATCATAATTGGGATGAAACTATACATCTCTTCGAAAAAGATAAACCAATCAAAATCAAAAACCTGAAACTTACCTACCATCTTGATTTTGATTTGTTTTTTGATAATGAACTAAGCGACTTAACTCTTCAATGCAATATTTATGAAGATAATCATTCAAACTTATCTATCAAAATCGAAAATCTCCACGTACTTTAATAATTACAGAGCAGCTATTAATAGTTGCTTTTTTATTTAAAATAACGCTTTTATTTAGTTTTCTTCCTCTACAGGCTACATTGCTTCTAATTGAACTGACATAACTACATAATGTTGTTCATTACATTTTTCACAAAAACCATGATAATGTTCATCGTTAACGTTCCCTTTTGCACGCACCTCTGTACGGTTAAAAGAATCGCAATGTTTGCAATACCACTTCACTATTATTGTTTCAATCATTTAAATCTCTCCATTTCTTAATAAAATTCAAATTTGATTAATATCCGTTATCCTGTCTCTCAAAGTTTTCCGCATTCTTCTCCTTATACGAATCAATGACGTCCTCATAAGTAAATCCATACAAATAGCAAATACGAAAGAAAATGCCAAACGCTCTTCTCAAATGCCCCATCGTTGTGGTTAAATCTCTGTACTGACACCATGCCCTTTTTGCAGTCAACACATCTTGCATGTACCATTCGAACAGCATATTTACATTACTTGTATCTTTTCTCATAATCGATTGCATACTGAATGATGGAATAAGTTCATGTCTCCATGTACATTTATCTAATTCAATTACTATATTCATAAGAAAATGGAGACCATCGATTAACTCTTCTAATAGTCCATTCTTTGGAACTCCAAATCCTGTACTCCACATCTTAAATGCTCGAGTTTCGTTCCATGCTTCACTGATTTCCACCAGTAATGCACGAAACAACATATCCATTTTGTCATTTCCTTTATATCCAATTCGTTTATCCAGTTCTTTTTGCATTTCAAATAGTTCCGTAATATCAAAGTTTTGTTTCTTCTCTTCAGATGTAATTGCGTGTAACTGAATCATTATAAGTTCACTCCAAGTTTGTATTTTAGTAAGAATATAGTCACACTGATTAAAAGCCAGCTGACTAAAATAATCGCCATTTCCTTTTTAAAGCTCAATCTTCTCCCTCCAACATTTCCACTAACTCCTCAAACGAGCATTCGAATAAATCTCGAAGTCCGTCTTTGGATTTATAAATACCTCTATCAATCAGTTGATCTATGATGTGTTGATGCAAAACTACCCCACCATGTCCTCGACACAAAATTGTAATTCCATACTTTTCACTGGAAAGTATTTTACTGGAGTATCTTTTTCATTAATTGCTACACAACCTAAAACACCCTCAAATTTGTTATCCTCAGTCTGAACAACCACTTTATATAGGACATCTTCACGTTCACAAATGTCACCTAATTTAAACTCGTCCATTTTACGATTCTTCTTATAAAACACCATGAAACGCTCAAATTCTTCTAACTCTCCATCAGTTGCTTTTCGGAATGTACGTCCCTGATATCTTTTGAAAGAACATCCATTTTCATAAAAACGATATTCCCCTACTTTTAACCCCATGATTAAGTAATACTTAGTTTGAGTCTCTTCTTTTAAAATTCCGTACCATTTCCCATTTGAACTTTCCATTACAAACATTTCACCGTACTCTAAATTCAATGGCTTTTCATAATCTACAAACTCGTTTTCAAAAAAGAAATTCATACCGATTGCAGACGGTACAATACGCTGGCTACTAATTCCCAAAACCTCATGTTTCCCTTTTTTTAATGTGTGTGCAAAAAAATCATTCTTTTCTTTAATCCAATTCGTTTTCATTCTTTCAATCGCTTCAAATCCTATATATGTTTTCATTCTTTCCCCTTCGCTTTCTTTAACATTTCTTCAATCCGTTTTCCCGTTGTATTTTTATAGTCCTTACATGTCCATTCAGCGTTGTTTGTCGGAGATGGTGTAAATACCATTCCCCAACTACTAACGCTTGAAATATGGACATCAGGACGAATTACAGTAATGGTCATATCAGTTCGTCTCCCTTTTAAAAAGGTAACTTTCTTTTGCGCTTATCCCTTGTATACTTAAATTCAATATGCCTATATGTGTTGAACATACGTGATGTAATGCGCTCGTTGTAAGCTTTTATAACAGCTTCACCTGTTAGGTTTGTTGTAATGATTGTTTTCTTCCCCTGTCTTCCATCAAAGACTTTAAACAGGACACGATTCACGAATGCAGTTGCCTTCGGATCAGCAGCATCCATATCACCTAGTTCTGCACCTAAATCATCAATAACTAATAAATCTGCACAAATTAGTAAATTAACAATGCTATGCTCAGATTCCTCAGATTGCCCATTGAACGTAGAACGTATATAGTCAAATAGTTCTGATACAGAAACATAAAGAACAGTTCCTGCGCTATTCTCATTCATTTCATGAGCAATTGAATAGGCAAGATGACTTTTACCAGCACCCACTTTTCCAACTAGAATTAAATTAAACCTCACATCATTTAAATAATCTTCAAGTGCTTGTTTTGCTAAAGTGTAATTCTTTTCATCTTCTTCACAATCAGATTTAAAAGTTGAGAATCTAGCAAGTTTAATTGTTTCATCTTTAATCAAGCTCTTATCGTAAAACATACTTTTACGTTTTCTCTGTTCCTTCTCATCTCGAAATACATTCATTTCAGCTTCTAACTTTTGATTGTCTTCTGCCAACTTACATACTGGACAAACTACTTCATCATTTATCTTCATGTATCTAACAGTACGTTTACGTTCTTTTTTACAAACCTCACATGTATCAGAAAGGAAGATCATCTTCTTCGAAAGGGTCTTTGCTATATCTGTTACCTTTATTAGAGCCATGTTTTCCTTCCACCTTTCCTTGTTGTAAATAGCTTTCAAACTTTGTACCAAATAATGTTTCTGGTCTTAGGTACTTTGCTTGTTCCGCCCTTAGCCATTCTCTAGCTTTTGTATCAATCACAGTTTTAAAGTCATCCACAGTGAATCCTTCTACTAATCTAGTTTTAATCAATGTTTGTGTTTTCTTTGATGTTAAACGGTAACTACTACCACACACGTCGTTGAGATAGTTTACTATCTCGACTATATATTCTTTAATCTCTGATGTAGTCTCTGTGTTAGTCTCTGGTATTGGTTTACCCAAATTGGGTACATCCATTTGCCCATTTTGGGTAGACCGTCTACCCAAGTTGGGTACATCGTTTGTGGATTCTAACAAACGGAGTTTTTCATAATTAATGGAATACCATTTCGTCTTATCAAACTTAGCTCGATTATAATTGCCTATAACAAGAAGCTGTTCATCTTCTAAATTCTTTACAATACGTCTAATGGTGTTCTCACTCCAAAACGGAAATTGTTTAACCCATTCTGCCACACTGTTATATACCCAGTTTCTTTCATCATAAAAATGCTTAGATCTATTTAGCCAATAATGTATCTGTTGTAGAAATATCGCCTCATTTAAACCAATTCTGCTTGCCAGTCCTGGAAGAACAAGTAATGGTTCTTCATGAATTAATAAATTACTCATCTCTTCACCTTCCTCATAACAACTTCATAGTAGAATCCACGGTCACGATTCATCACAAGGCAACCTTTAAACAGATGAGGATTTTCATCATTTCTATGTTTAATTGTTTCTAACACCTTTCGAATAGGAAATAAATAATCAAACCCTTCATTCTCTAAACGACGACAGCGCTTAAGTAATTCAGATAACCTTTTATCACGCAAATATCGAGTTCCTAGATTTCTATTCAAAGCTAGTGGCATTGATCCATCTCTTACTACCGTTTTCATTTCAGTCACCCACCTATTGTGCTTACTGTTGCTTTTCTTTCGCTTCGTTCTTTTCAGCTTTAGATAGTGCTCGTTCTATTGACCAACCTCTATACAGCCTTGTTCGAACAGTTGCATAAGGTATTCCTAGAATTTCACATGCCTTTGTTAGCGGCAATTTTTCTCCATTTATTTCTACAAGACGATTGCTCCTTCTGTTTAACGCCTGTTCTTGAGGCGTAGCCCATCTACAATTCTCTTTGGAATACCCTAAATTGTTGTCAATTCTATCTATAGAAAGTGAATCAGAATAGCCATCTTTCATATCCTCATAAAAGTTAAGGAATTCTTTCCATCTATTGCACACAGAGATGCCTCTACCACGGTATCTGTTATAATTAGAAGCATTTTCATCTGTACATCTTTGAACCATAGAGGCCCAAATGGTATAAATCCTTGTATATCTGAGATTGTGTTTTACTGAATTATATTTCCGAAGACATCCACAACTTCGGGTTTTTCTAAGGATCAAACAACTTTTACAAACAACCTTTTCATTTCCACATTCACATCTGCAAAGGATAGTTCTTGGTTTCGAATGTCCTCCCTTAAATTCTTTAATAGCGATCAACTTTCCAAACTTTTTACCGACTACATTATTTTCTTTCATTGTTTTTGCCTCCTAACATATTTTTATAGCCTCCTAGAATGGCATACTGCCATACGGTTTATTAGTTAATATGGTAATCACATAATCTATATCTAACTTTCTACAAGTATCTGCTTCCTGTGCGGATATAAGTTTCAAGCTACTTACAGCCTTTTCAACCTGCTTTTGTAGTAATTGATTTTCTATTGGCTCTTCCACGTATTCACCCCATGTGATATACTGACTTCAGATTTGTTTTTAAATGGAACCCATTGCCGTGGGTTTCTTTTTATTTACATAAAACCTTTTGAATAACATCCTCTTTAATGCCAACCTCTCGCATACGCTCTACAACATGCTGAACTCTATTATTTTCTTTCTTTTTAAATATCAATTCCTTTAATTGCTTATCACACTCTTTGGCCTTTTCTCCACATACCTCATACTCTTTACAAGTCTCATAGAATTCTTTTGTTTTACCCTCCACATTTTTCTTACTTGCAATACGAGTTAACAAAAATTGATTCTTTATGTAGTTCTCCTTCTTATTACGTAATGATTTCGCTAACTCAGCATCCTCGGGTAGCACCAAATTTTCAATCCCCACTAGATTCACCTGCCTTTTTAAAAAGAGCATTTAAACATACAAACCTATTCTCAATTAATCGACGCTGCTTTTTATTTGGTAATTTATAATGAGCTAGTAGTCTAAGATAATCTGATACTTTTACATTGTTGTAATCAATTGTAAACATCATTAATCCATCCTTTCCTCTGCCCATTCAACTAAAAATGCTTGTACTTGTTTTGCTGGGAAATACCATTTCTTACCCACTTTGAATTTTGGGAACCTTGGGTCAAAGAAGAACTGATCCTGAATTGTATTCCACGACATACATACACGTTTTTTAAGTTCCTTAGTATCCCAAAATGCTAACTCAGCATCGTACTCTTTAACCTTCTTTTGAATTTCTTCCACACATAATTCCTTCACAACATTTTCGTCTATTTGAACATTGAACATAATTATTCCCTCCTTATTTTTAAAACATTGGTCTCCAACTGTTTATAAAATGCAATCATTTTCCATGAAGAATTACTGAGAACGCAATTTTGCGTTTTCTAAAATCTTTCAAATCATTGGCCTCCAGCCATTTACAAAATTCAAAGCTTCCTCGAAATCCTTCTTCAAAATATCGCGGTAACTATTCACATTGAATGCATCTTTCAAATTACGTCCTAATAATCCGAATAGCTTGCGAGTAGAATCATGTACTTGTCTATCTACATGACCGTTCTCCCATAAAAAATAAATCCGTTTAGCTTTCGTTTTTTCAATTACTCTTTGTTGTCCGTAATCTACAGTTAATTGCTTTTCAACTACCTGCTCTAATGAAGAAACTCTTTTATTTAAGTTACTAGTTCCTGCTGCTATCAACTCGATTTGTCCAAATGTATCCCCAGGAATTCGCATCCTTTTTTCAATGTGTTCTCTCATTCTTTTAAACTCTCGTAAAAACTCTACTTTCATTTTCATTGCCTCTAGAGTCACATAGGACATTGCAACAATTGCAAATGCATCTTCTGTTAATAGGTATTTTTTATACCATTGTTTGTTTTGAGGATGTTGGTAATGGGTCTGCCCAAAGTTGGACTCACCCCAGGTTAGCTCTCCTGCTTCTTTTAATTTCTCTAGCTGTACTTCAATATCACGTACAACATGTTTATGTTCTTTCTCAAACATTTTAGCGATTGTCAAACTATCAGTTACTACCTGCCCATCATTTTCAAAAACTAAAGTATTATGCACCATTTCATTCACTACTGATAATTGATTCATGATAAACCTTCTCTCCATTACCTTTTGGCAATACATCAACAAAAATAAAAAACTTGCAAAAATCCTCACTATTAAAAGCCTTTAAAAGTTGGGCTATAAAGCTATTTCCAGGTTGCCTATCCCCATTAAATACTCGATAAACCGTTGGGGGTGAAACCTCCATACGCTTTGCTAAATCGTAGTTTGACCAGCCTCTTAATTCCATCTCTTTTAGGACCGAATCTTTCTTCAAAGCAATTCTCATTTTTATCACCTCTCAGTTGCCTTATGGCAATATTAACACCAGTGTTGCCAAAAAGCAACGCTTTTTATGTAACAAATAAATTTATTACCTTGTGGCAATAGCCAAAAGGCAATATACTTTAAATTACATTGGAGGGATAGCTATGAATAATACTTTTGGTGAAAAATTAAAGGAGCTACGGGTAAACAAAGGATTAACAGTTAATCAACTTGCCCTTTACTCGGATGTTAGCTCCTCTCAAATATCTCGTATTGAAAATGGAAAGCGAGGAATTCCGAAACCTGAGACAATAAAAAAACTTGCAGAAGCTCTTCAAGTACACTACGAAGAACTTATGGAAGCTGCTGGTTATGTTGAGAAGAATAATGAGACTACTCCAAAACCAATACCTCCTTTATCCGAAAAGGATGAATTAGATATCGCCAAACGAATGGATGAAATAAAAAAGGATCTTCAAAATCAGGATGGCCTAATGTTCTCCGGTGAGCCTATGAGTGAAGAAGCCGTAGAATCTTTATTAGATGCAATGGAATACATCGTGAAACAAACTAAAGTAATCAATAAAAAATACGTTCCTAAGAAATATCGTAATACCGACGATAACTGATGCGAGCTTAGGAGGGAAAACATTGAAATTCGTCATAAGAGATCTAGTCCAACAACTTTGCACAAAATACAACACGAATAACCCCTATGAGCTTGCAGATTGTTTAAAAATAAATGTACTAACTTGGGAATTACATGAAGAAATAAACGGATTTTATAAATATGAAAAAAGAAATCGTTTCATTGTTATTAATAATCATTTGTCTCCATCCATGCAAAGAACTGTTTGTGCGCATGAGTTAGGACATGCAATCCTACACACTCATGCAAACACACCTTTTCTGCGTAAAAATACATTCTTTTCAGTTGATAAATTAGAGATAGAAGCAAATACGTTTGCTGCGCTTTTGTTAATTGATAAAAAGACCATTCAACCTGGTGATACAAAAGCATGTATAGCATACAAAAATAATATTCCAATTGAACTGTTAGAATTTTATAAGCCTTACTAAAAGGAGGTGAGACATTTTGATTATTGATTTAAACGCTGAACGAGAAAAACGAAAGAAATCCATCGTTAAACAAGAAGAAATGATAAAGATACCTATCGTTACAAAAATCTATACAGTAGATGATGAAATAAAATATGAAGTTTCAGGTTATCCCGTGAAGTGGTTAGATGCGTAATCTGGCCACTTTACAATTATAAGGAAAGAGGGAATGTTATAATGGCTAGCTTCAGAAAATTCGGAGATGTTTGGGAATTCCGAGTAAGATTTAAAGACCCATTTACTCAAAAATACAAAGAAAAATCAAAACGTGGATTCAAGACGAAAAAAGAAGCACAACTTGCGGCTGCTGAAGAAGAGAAAAAATTGTTAAACGGTTTAGAAGTTGAAATTACTCCTACTTCGTTAAAACATTTTCTTAGAGACTGGTTAAAATTATTTAAGCAAGACAATGTAAGGAAAAACACTTTTATCTTGCATGAACGTAACATCGAAAAACATCTCATCCCCTTCTTTCAAAACATGAACCTAAAAGAACTCAAACCAATGATGTATCAAAAATTCATTAATTCCTTAACTGATCAGGGTTACAGTAAGCGAACTGTTCAAATTATCCACGGCACAATGAACAATGCTATGAAAAAGGCTGTTAGCTTAAAAAAAATCGAAAACAATCCATGTGAAGAAGTAGTTATTTCAAATAAGAACAATAAAGAAAGAGAAGGGCTAAAGTATATGCGAAGTGAAGACATTACCCTTTTCCTAAAGACTTCTTATCAATACAACTATATTTATTACATCTTTTTCAAAGCACTTCTGAATACTGGTATGCGTAAAGGTGAAGCTGCTGCTTTACAATGGAAAGACATAAATTTAAAAGAACATACTATTACTATTTCTAAAACATTAGATTTTACAGCTAAAACAAAAGAAGAATTATTTGGAGATACAAAAACATTTACTTCTAAACGTACTATCATGATTCCTAAAACATTAGTCGATGAATTGCTGGCACATAAAAAATGGCAAAATGCTAATAAGCTTGTTTTACAAGATGCATATGAACATGAATTAGACTTAGTCTTTTCAAGAGTAGATGGAAATTTCTTGCCGAAGTCAACATTATTCAATGCATTCTCACGCATACTTAAAAAAGCAAATTTACCTAGATTAGAAATACATTCATTACGACACACTCACGCGGTTCTTTTATTAGAGTCTGGTGCAAGTATGAAATACATTCAAGATCGACTAGGACATAAGAGTATAGAAATCACTGCTAACGTTTACTCTCATATTAGCGACAAAATTAATAAGGATTCTATTTCAGGGTTTGAAGCTTATATGAATAACGTATTGGGGTAA